GATATTATGAAGATAAGATGAACCATTCGCATAAACAGTGGATGAAGGCAGTTGAAGATGATAAACCGATTGCGGCTAAGATACATCAGGAAGACTATCTTAATTATAAATCGATGTATGATTCCAGAGCTAAGGCTACGGGTCAGGAGGTAGAATCGATATGAGTAGTTCAATGATGCGGATAGATAGTGAGGTGATAGATGATATAAAATTCCTTAAAGCAGTTAGAGGTAATGGAGGCTCACATCAGGAATTAATTAAGGCCATGGTTAAGGAGGAATTGAGTAAGACGCATGTGGAAACGGTAGATGGTTATGTGGGCGTAGGCGCTGTTATTAAGGTTCCGACAGGAGAGGTTTTAGTTATAGAGAATGTAGCTAAAGATAGGATAAGTTTTACCGATGGTAGTTGCCTTATAAATGGAGGTTTGATTAGTCATAATATACGTTTACTGTCTGAAGACATACAAAATTACGCGGGTGGCCTGATTCATGGGTAGTATTTTAGAGCTGTGTTTTGAAGATGCTCTTGACCTTACAGTAGATTCACTAGCGACACTGACAATGACGTATACTGCTGAAGGATTAGAAGAACTTAAGAATGATATTTCTACTAATGGCCAGTTAGTACCGATTATTTTAAGAAATAGCCAAATTATTGACGGGAGGCACCGATACCTTGCATGTATAGATTTAGGGATTGGTGTTACTTATAGGGAAGTTGGAAATATTAGTGATGAGGAAGCACTAGCCATTATAACCAGTAATGCCATCAATAAAGTTACAGATGTTGATGCAGCCAAAACAGAAGCCTACCTTATATGTAAAGCACGGGGTGTTACTAAGTCAGATATGCCAAAGCACTTCAGTAGATTAAATTCTAACTATGTTAGTAAGATTAGTTTCATTGAAAAAGAAAATCCTGAGTACCTTCAAGTTCTACTTCACCAAAATAAAGTCAGACTATATAACGCTGAATTTGAAAAGGTAGAGGACTACGGAACTATTAATGGTTTATGGAGAACTTTAAAAGCTAACCGTAAGTACGCTAAACAAGTAGTTGAAGTGCAACCTGAACCGGTCAGTTCTGGAAATTACACCACCAATCTTGAAGAATACTTTAATAATGCAGCGGCAGAGAGTGAATATTGGGAGCTATTTAAAATGGCCAAAGATACTGGTTCAAACCTACACCCGGATACACCGTTAGGTAAAAAAGTAGCGGCTCTTGTTAAGTCTAAGTATTTACAGACATAATTCTTGTGGTATAGTTTGGTTTTATTCCTAAAGTTAACTACTCATGACCAATAAAGCCGAACTCACTTACCAAGAGATAAAAGAATTATTACAAGAAGAGCTAGATAACCTAGAAGAGAATGACTATAAGGAGTTATCCTTTGAAGATGACTAGAGGTATTGTTTATGTACTACTTTTTGAACTGGAAGGTAAGACACTAATAAAAATAGGTGTCACTACTAGGTCCATCGAGGAAAGAGTGGCTGAGATACTAGTTAGTATCTTTCAAAGGTATAGAGTATTCCCACTATGTAACCCACGTAGATTTACAACCACTACCAATATCTACGGTAAAGAGAAAAAACTTCACGAACTATTCAAAGAATATGACCACAGACCAGATAAAAAGTTTAGTGGCTACACAGAGTTCTTTGATGCTCCAGTAGATTTAGTTACAGAGGCTTATGATAAGTTAGTCAAACCAACTAAGCCTAGAAAAGCTAAAAAGAAGTCAGGTGTATTCTTCGTAGTTAACAAGAAGTTGTAGCATTCTTGCTCGTAATCGTGTTTTTTGGTAGACTTGAGAAAATTTAAGTACACACATTTACACATGACGGAGTTACTATGAGTGGCATGACTACTTTAGAAGACATGAAAAGGCTGATGCCTAACAAGAAAAATTCAATCACTCAGAAAGCAGTAGATATTATAAACAGGTCTGCCAGTGAACCTGAATTCCAAGGTGAGACTTTAGTACAATCAGCTGCCCTTTATGAAAATGTTATTAAGGGTACAAGAGCATCAATTCCAGAATACCTGAATGCCATCCGGTTTTGCGCTTATATAGTCAGTAATGAATCAAATTACACAGAAGCTTATAAACGTGTATTTTATGATAGGGAATTCGTAGTACTACGAGCTGAATTAGAGACTGACCATCCACAATACGCAGAGCTTACTAGCGCTGCATCCCGTTATAGACGCTCTAAGCTTGTCGTAGATATACTTACCGCAAGCCAGGTACCTCTTGATTTAATATTTGCAGGGCAACGTTATAAGGCCATGGGTGTATTAGCTGATGTTATGGAAAACGGTAGATATGACAGAGATAGAGTTAGTGCTGCCAAAGAATTATTAGCTGCAACTAGTGGCCCAGAGCACATGAAGATTGAACTTGATGTAGGTGTTAAAGAAGATAGTGCCGTACAACAACTTAATGACCAGCTTGCAGAAATAGTGACCAGACAAATGGGTATGATGGAAAGTGGTTCTGTGAGTCTAGAAACACTAGGTTCATTAAAAGTTATTGAACATGAAGATACGGTGGAGTAATAATTATGGAACTCAATCCAATAACAGCAGTTATGAAGGGTTTACCTGAAAAGTACATACCTAGCGCTATAGCCTTGAAATTTATAGCTTTTATAAGAGCTACAGGTAATGAAGAACTTAGTTCTCCTGAAATACACTATAAAATGGCTGACAAACTATTTAGCTCTGCCAAGGCAGATAGAAATGTTTTAGAAGAATGTTGTCGTGGTGTAGGTAAATCTACCATTGCTGAGTATGCTGTAATTTTTGCAGCAGCTCTAGGTGAATGGCCAGGGTTTGGTAAATGCCCATTTATTATATTTCTTGGTGCCAGTGCTGAAGGTAACGTTAAACAATTCTTTAAAAACGTTGCCAGTAAGATTTCAAACTCTACGTTTCTTGGCCAAGTATTAAAAGTTAAACGTGTAACAGATAAGGAAATGGAGCTAGTTAACTCTGATGGTGTGGAAATGTTTGTAGCCGGAAAAGGTATGAATGTTAACTGGCGTGGAGCAAGGTCACCATCTGGACACAGACCAAGCGTACTTTTAGCAGATGATATTCTTCACAATGACTCGGCTACTTCAGAAACAATTCGTAAAACTATTGAGACTAACTGGTTCGCTTCTGCATTACCTGCATTGAAAGCTAAACATAAAGTTATCTACATAGGCACGCCTATAAGTGAGGATGACTTACTTCATAAACTCAAGAACAGCGGTAGTTACAGTGTGGTGAGATTCCCACTATGTGACAAATTCCCTGTACCTGAAGAAGAATACAATAGTGTATGGCCTGATAACTTTGATTTTGAATACGCTAGTGATATGTACAATCAGTTTAAATCTGCGGGTACTACTCAGTTATTTTATCAAGAGTATATGTTAGAGGTTACCGATTTGGCCACGTTGTTGGTTGACGAAAGTGACATCATGTGGTTTGACCCTTCTGTATTTATGAAGAACAGACATCAGTATAACTACTACATCTCTACAGATTTCGCTACCAGTACTAAGAAGTCAGCAGATTACTCTACGATAGCTGTATGGGCCATATCAAGTAATAACGATTGGCTCCTAGTAGATGGTCAATGTATTCGTCAAACTATGCAAGAAAACATTGATGATGTATTCAGGTATGCTAAGAAGTGGGACCCGTTGAGTGTGGGTATAGAAAGCTCTGGACAGCAGGAAGGATTCATATCCATCATGCGTGAGATGATGATTAAACGAAACATATGGTTCACATTCGCTAAGAAACCCGGAAGTAAAGAAGAAGGTATTCGTCCACTCAAAGATAAGGTACACAGATTTGTTACCGGGGTACAGCCTAAGTTTAAGCAAGGTAAAGTCTGGATACCAAGACCTGAATTGTTGGCTAGCTCTAATCCTAAACTATTCACCTTAGTTGAGGAACTGGTCCATGAACTTAGTAGATTCACACTAGCAGGTGGAGTAGGTGCCTTACTTCATGATGATGCTATCGATTTACTTAATCAGCTATCAGAAATGGATGTGTATGCACCAACTTCAACAGAAGAATTGTCTATAACAGAAATAACTGAGGACGGTATTATTTGGGAGTCTGTATGGGGTGAAGATGATGATGATTATTACCAAGAAACTAACAGTAATGTATTTTAATTCGTTATGATATAATGCAGTTATATTTGGGCATATAACTGCTTATACCCCACCTGAAACTATACAAAACTATAACAATAGGAACTAGTCATGGTAATACAAGACGTAGTAAATTTAGCGAAATACAGTGAACTGTCTAGTGTTTCCATCAAAGATGACATCAATGTTATTGTCGCATTTCTTAACTTAGGAATGTTAGAACTTTACAAGCGCTTTCCTGTAAAAGTTGAAGAACACGTCGTAGAACTCTTAGACGCAGAACCTTACTATGATATGCCTGCTAACTTTATGTACGCTACTTGTGCATTTGGTGAAGTTCCTGAATTGTGTGACTCAGACTACTCACCTATTGGAATAAACAACGAAGATGATAAGTATAGTATATTTTTCAATGATTGGAATACTATACAAGTACCATTTCCTTCAACAGGTTCTTTTATAGCAATATTATATGTTACAAAACCTGCAGTAATTACAACAGTACAAGCAACAGATGGTACAACAACGCTGGATTTACCTGAAGTATTGATAGATGCTTTACTGCACTATATAGGGTATCGAGCACACTTAGGCATTAAGAGTGATTCTCAAGCAGAGAACAATGCCCACTGGGCCAGATTTGAACGAAGCTGTAAAAAGGCTATTGACTTAGGTGTAGCATTTCCAAGCGACTCAATGAGTATGTCTGGTCGTGTAACTGATAGAGGATTCGCTTAATGCGTAGAATAACATCACTTCAAAATACTGGCGTTGGTATAGACAGAGCTACGGACAGTAAATACGACACAATCAAAATTGTAGCAGATAACATTGATGCCATACTTTCAGCAGAAGCTAATTTAGGTACGTCACTTAAATATTTAGGGTCATCTGCAACACATCCGACTACAAGGTTAGATAACTCACCTGTTCAGGATGGTGACTACTACTTTGATACAGCAGACACAGTTGGAGGTATAGTTTACTACGATGCTACTGAACTAACCTGGTTTAAGGTATCACCACAAGAAATTTCTGCTTGGGCTGCTGCTTCTGCACTAAGTGAAACCAACTCATCAAATAGTGAAACTTCTGCTGCCAATAGTGAAGCTATCGCACTTCAAGCCAAAGTTGACGCTGTTATTGCCAAAGATTTGGCCGAAGCTGCTGCTATTTCTGCAGACGCATCTGAGACTCAGACTACTGCAGATGTAGTTATTACTAACGCAGATGTAGTACAAACAGGTCTGGATAGAGTAGCTACTGACGATAATGTTTTACTTGTTGATGAAGATAAGGTTCAGACGGGTTTAGATAGAGTAGCTGTTGCTAGTGACTTAGTATTAACTAATGCTGATACAGTAGATACAGCAGCTGATAGAGTACAGACTACTTTGGATGCAACACAAACTGGCTCAGATAGAGTACAGACAACTGCAGACAGGATTCAATCTACTGCAGATAGGGTTGCTACCGGTGTAGATAGTACACAAACTACTGCAGATGTTAGTACCACTAATACAAATGTAACCCTTACTAATGCTGATGTTGTTTCTACAACAACTAATAAAAACAGTGCAATTGATAGTGCTAGTGCTGCTCTCATAAGTGAGAATAACGCTGCAAGTTCTGAAGGCAGTTCTGCTACAAGTGCTACAGCTGCTCAAATTGCAGAAGCTTCTGCTATCGCAGCTAAGAATGCTGCTGAATTTATATACGATCAGTATGACGATAGATACTTAGGTAGTTTTGCAGTAGACCCCACTCTAGATAATGACGGTATTGCCTTAATTACTGGTGCTACCTATTGGGATTCTGTTAACGAAAAATTGAAGTTTTACAATGGTGCTGCTTGGGAAGACCCAGTAACTGCCGCTAGTCAGAGTGCTACGAATGCATCTAATAGTGCATCTAGTGCTGATACCAGTAGAATTGCAGCTGCTAATTCTCAAGTAAGTGCTACAGGTAGTGCGACCAGTTCAGCTGCCTCTGCTACAGCTTCAAATACTAGTGCTGTTAATGCAGCTTTATCTGAATCTGCTGCTAGTACTAGTGAAGGTAATGCTAACGCCTCTGCTGTAACTTCTGCAACAAATGCGGATACTTCAACAGTTAAAGCAGCCGCTGCAAGTACATCTGCTGTTAATGCAGCACAATCAGAAGTACAGACAGCAGCAGATTTGGCTCAAACTACTTTAGATGTTGCAACCACAAATGCTAATGTAGTTTTAACTACTGCAGATGCTGTCAGCACTGCTTTAGATAAATCAGTAACTAATACAGATAAGATAGCAACGAATGCCGATGTAGTACTTACACACGCAGACGTTACTATAACTACACAAGACCGAATTGTTTCTACGGCTAATAAGGTACAAACAACTGCGGATAAATTAGCTACTAATGCAGATGTGGTAATAACCAATGCAGATGTAGTCACCACAAATGCTGATGCTGTTACGTCCACAACTCAAGCAGGTATTGCCACTACTGAAGCAACTAGTGCGAGTACCTCAGCTATTAGTGCTGCTACCTCTGCTTCTGCCTCAGGAGTATCTGCAACGAATGCTGCTAGCTCTGCCTCTTCTGTAGCGGATAGTGCTACCTCAGCAACAAGCTCTGCTTTAAGTGCTACTAACTCTGCCACTACAGCGACTACTAAAGCTAGTGAATCAGCTGCCAGTGCTAGTGATTC